TTTCGTTCACAGCATTGTACCATTTGTGGCAGTGAATACAACCAGTAAGATATGCAGTAAGGTTAGGGATAAACTAGAACATAGGAGGTGTGTATGTGGGAAAACTTAATAAAAACTTGGAACGCATTAGACAGTCGGATCAAAATAGTAATCGTAATCGTAGGGGCATTGGCTATTATGTCCGCAATTTGGGGATCGCCTGCGCCATCTGTGCCAGTACAGTAGGTTGTCAGAGTCTAAAAGAATCGACAGTAGTAGCAACAGGGTCAGCAATAGGTGCGGGTGTTGGGACTGTGATCAGTGGGGGTGTCGGTGCACCGATACTGGGAGCCATGACGGGTGCCTTTGTGACCGATGTAGCGACAGAGGTTTTGACAACAAACCAAGAGCCTCAGACTATTATCAAGGCGCCTGATAATTTCTTTACATTACTACATAAAATAGTGGAGATAGGTGGATGGACTTTAATGTTAATCTTCGTAGTACCGATGGCTCTAGGGTGGATACTACCAAGCCCAACGAAACTGAACAGAAAGAATTAGTAATAGTAGAGTGGCGTGACATTATAGCAACATCAGGGTGGGAGCAAGAACCAACTTGCCCCACCTTTTTTAATGTTGGTTGGTTAGTCAGGGAGGATAAGGATGTTATTGTTATAGCAACTACCAAAGACCTTGATGACTTTACAGGAGAGTCATCTGATCCTCCTCCTGTTTACTATGGGTTTCATTCTTTTCCTCGTGGAGCCGTTGTTTCTGTTCGGCCTGTTTCATCTTAGCGTAAGCATCTAGGTTCATACCTTCTTTACGCAAGAACACTTGCTCCCAAGTTCTCCATTTGTTATCACTGCACTGCACTGTTTCGTGTTGGTGAACCCAACACCATCTGGCAAAGTAATACCTTCTATCCTCTGCCCATTTTTCTTCTTGCTCTTTAGATGGGTTTAACATTCTTAGGGTACGGTGAAACTTTATATCTTAATGCTTGCCTTGCTAACTTCTTAAATCTTTTGTCGCCAACAAAATGTACATAGCGATGCTTGATTGATCTAAGCCTGTATCCAACATCATCACCATGCTCTTCTTCCATTTGCTTGTAGGTCTTACCCCTAAATGTAGTGTGGTGTAGGTGCGGTCTTGACTTTAAATATATTTCTTTTATAGGTTTTGTTTGACCAGTATAGGTAAAGTTAGTTGCTTGATAGACTATGCCTAAGTGATCCTGCGCCCCGTCTGCATAACTTACTACAATTTTATTGCCTAACTTCTTAAGGGTTTGCCCTACTAACTGGGATGCCTCGTTTTTTCTATTGTACTTTAGAACTAATCTGTTTAATTCTATAACATCTTTCTTAAACTCTTCGCCGCATACACCCTTGAGCAATGTATGTGATGGCGGTATACCGTAAGTACATACTCCAACTAACTCTCCATCCTTAAACATACCAAAAGACTTTTGTATTGACGGCATCCTATGAGCATAATGAACGTCAAGTATTAAAGGTTTAGTATCTTGATAGTTAATCTCTTCAATTGTGTAGCCTGATTCCATCAGTGTTGACTGTTCCGCAGGAATAATCTCGAAGATATTGTGTTGGTATTTTTGCAAACAAATCATCTCTTCCATTCCTTGTTTTAAGTTTAAAGAAGTCATCCTCATCTACACTGCATTTTAACTTAAGATCATCGTAAATGTCAACTGGATTTACTAAAATAAAATCATCGTCAGTTTCAAATGCAATCATCCTGTTAACCTTTGTTGGTACACCCCAACCAATATTACCCGCTACATTTTTAAACTCGTAATAGTGTATTGTAGAATCAACATTTGCATCCCTTCTGTTATTTTTCTTTTTACCTTTTACGTCAATCTTTCCTTCCTTGCAAAGTATATCCCAGTGTTCATTCCTATCTTCTGATCTTGTTGCTCGTCGGATAAAAGAATCCCCAATCATTTCTATGAATCTGTCTTCAGTAATAAGACCTTTCTCATAAAAACTTTGCCATTTATTTTTCATTTATCCAATCCTGTATCCTATCATTTAACTCCTCCTTAGTTTTAACAAACACGTTATCAACGTGCATATAAGTTTGTGCATCAGTGCTTGCTAGAAAATGCCAACCTTGTGCAGTGTTTGATCTTTCTACCCTGTACTTTCCCACCCTACCCAAGTTAAATGCGCTACCCCTACCCCATTCAATGCTTGACATCTGGCCCTCTTAATTCTGGTGTAAACCCTACAACATTTTCACCATCATGCTGTCTTAGCATACGCTTTAAAGCCCTCCACATATACTCATGCCCTGCATACTCTGACTGTTGAGCGCAACCCTCAAGTAAAGACTCCATCTCCTCTATGTCAAACAGTTCATGCTCAATTCCATCTTGAGTTAACTCTAATGCAGAATCAAAATGAAACACAATCATTGCGGGTATGCTCATTTTATACCCTTTAATCTTTGTTTTAAAGTTTTAGCGGCTAAAAAGGCTTGAAAGTTTTCTTCGATTTCGGTTGATCGAACCGCCTCAAATTTACCAGACGCTTTGTCACACCTAAGTATATAGGTAGCATCCACTGGTATACCATGCATATCTTCGACTGCTTTGGCATACGCCGCAACTTGTAAATAATATTCTGGATAAACCCTTTTACTCGTTTTCCAATCAATAACACAATATTCTCCATTAATAATAGCCCTTGCATCGACAGTTCCCGCATACTTATATTTCCTGTGATAGACTTTTTCTTCGGCTGATTTCCATTCAACTACATTTTCTCCAACCCAATCTTGAAAAGCATGAATAGCATTGACAGCCTCTTCTTGCTTTGGCATCTTGGGTATTTCACCTTCTGCTATCTTCCAATTAATTGCGGCCTCTACCCACTCATGCGTAAGGCTACCTATGTTTAAGGCATCTCTTGACACCCCCCTGTAAGCGCCCTTCATTCCTTTTAACAATGGCTCTAAAGCCATTCTAGACTTGTATACGCTAGTTTTTTTAGATGATGCTTCTTGGTCAAAGAAGAAGTTTTTCTCCAACCAATCACCACCCACCTTTAAAGCCCAAGGCACAAGAGCAGGCTTAGAGATGATGTCTAATATTTTAGTAGCATTAGGCACCACCTCTTTACCTACCTTGTATGAATGAAGTTTGCTATCGAATAACATCTCAACAACCTCTCCATCATGGTACTCTATCTTCATTAGAAAGGAACTTCTGTTGAAGAAGATTTACTGGCGTTAGATTTACCAGACCCATTCATGGGCGGTTCCATCCTACCAGAGAAACGAAGTTTACCAGACTCTTTAGCCCACAAGGATACACGCATCTTGGTTCCGTTAATAAGAGCATACCCTGTAATATCTGGGCGGTTTTCATTGCCTTCTTTATCGTTTACAAACAGCGATACATCTCCATCTTTTTCTTGATAATCACTCATAAGAGTTTCCTATATTAAGTTATTGTTAAATCTTCGATTGGCTTGCTCAGTTCTCCAGACTTCAATACGAAGTTCCAGTGACTTGAGTTCCCATCTTAGACGCTCTTCGTTTTCAATCGCAACCGCTACACCTTCAATTGTTTTTGCAACCTGCGGCTGTGTTGAAACCCAATTCTCTTTGTCGGCTACCGTCTTGCCTACCGCCGTAGCATACAACAAAGACCTTTGAGTCTTTTTAAACTCCGTTAACTGATATGTTTCGGCTTTAGCCTTTGCATATTTAGGAGAAGTTTCTTCTATTTTTTCTAGGTAGCCCTCTACTACCTGCTCAATTGTTTTCATAGTTCTATTATACCCTGATTAAATGCTGTGTCAAGTGTTCTGAGAATAAAATATCCCTGCCAATCCATAAACTCTGCATCACCTGAATGCATCTTATTGTGACAAGTGAAACACATTGGCATTGTCAGCCAATCACTAGCCTTGTAGCCCATGCCCCCAGACAGCGGGGACATTCTACCTTTTAAATGATGAGCGACTACCGTACCATCTCTTGCTTCACAACCACTACAAGGTAGGGTAGCCACCCATTCTGTATACGCCTTACTCTTGATCCGTTTTGCCATAAACAGTTGGACTCCTAGTGTTTTTCTTTTGCTCTTCAATTAATATGTTAGCATACTCAATGATCTTTGCCAAGTCTGACAAAGGTTCACCTTTCTTGTCCCATCTACTAGCGTATTTTACTATGTTAGCAGAACAAAAGTCAAGCCTATTTGCAATAATATATTCAATAGGTTGAATCCTCATTATGTAATGTGAAGGTTTCATTTTTATTTTCCGTCAGATACTACTTGCTCAATCAATTGATACACTATTTCTTGAAGGTCTTGTACTTTTTCTTCAAGGGTATCAATGCGCTTTTGCATCTCTAACTTATGTATGCCCTCCCTTGGGGAACTGTACCCATCTAAGTTTGCTCCGCTCATATACCGCATACCCCGCTTAAGCATTGCTCTTCTGAGTTATCCTCATAGATCACGCCACGTTTAGCATTAGCCTCTTCATAAGGTACAGATGTGATAGGTTGACCACCCCTAGCACTATCTGGATACACTGTTAGACCTCTTAATCCACTAGCGTAATCACTAATGATTTTAGCAAACGACTTTATCTTATCCTCATTGTTAAGATCACTACCCCATGCAGGCAGGTTTAACGTGGAACTAATAGCATGGTCTACATACTTCTGTAACCCATGTTGAAACTTAATCCTACGCTCTGGATCAGCGGCAAGATCAACAGCAGATTCAATCTTATTTGGGTCAATACCAGAATCAATTAATCCTTGCGCTGTACCGTCAACGACAAACTGATGTTTCCATTTTGTTCCATCTGAAAGGTAACGTCTGCGGTATGCGACTGCGTATATTGGCTCCACCCCAGAAGTAGTCCCTGCGAGGATAGAGATTGTTCCTGTTGGAGCAATTGCTCTGTAGCCTTTAGGACGGTTGAGAAAAAGTCTGTCGCAGTGTTCGTCTGCCGCTTTTTTACTTTCTGTTTCATAAACTTTCATCCATTGTTTCAGTTCATCCACCATCTCATATTTGTATCCACGTTTCAGCAACCATTCGTGCATACCCATCAACCCTAAACCAATACGACTATTCTTCTGCCTTGTCTCGCTTACTTTTTCGTAGGGTACTTGCGCCCTGATAAGCCCACAAACAAGGAACTTACTAGCAACAGTAACAACATCACGAAACTCATCAATGCTGTCAATGTTAGCCATATTAATAGACCCAAGATTACAAACGTCGCTATCATCTTCGCTAGTAATTTCTGTGCAAGCATTACGAAGCGTTTCATTTTGCTTATCTCCAAAGTTAAATGAAAATCCGGGCTCCCCTGTCATCAATGCCTGAGTTACATTCTTTAAAAACGTAGGATCAAGATGTCGTTTGTCAGTGTTTAGCCATGCGTCATCGTAGTTCAAACTGATGTTCATCATATCCAAAGGGGCATGAGCATTAAAGTCTTTTTCTTTTGCCGTCTTTACTTCATCACTCCAGTTCTTGATAGTTAAAAAGTCGTGAGCATCCTCATGCTTCCAGTTCATGCAACCATACATAGCACTGCGCCTACTGCCACCCTGCATTACGTTGCGTCCAATCTCATTGGTTGCAAGTAGGAAAGGAATCGGCCCACTACTAACACCGCCTGTCTTGGATAGCGTTCTACCTTTAGGTCTAAAGTTTGTAACATCCATTCCAATACCACCACCTGTCATCAAACATGACCCTGCGCGTTTCCAAAGGTCTGCCCATTCCTCCCTGCTATCTTCTTCTGCTTTAAGCAGGTAACAATTATTGTAGAACCTAGCCTCTCTACCTGCATACCACAAGTAGCGACCTCCGGGCAAAAACTTAAAGTTAGCAATGTCTTGGGCAAGTTTATCCTGATCTGATTTATCCATCAGATTATTTTTCTTACCATCCATAGTACCACATACACTGTTGACTACATTGTGCGCCTTGTCACTCCAAGTTTCATACGCATTGCTTGCATACTTCTGTTTAAAGATTGTCTCGCCTAGTTCGGTTCTAAATTTCATAGTGATGCCTCATATTCTTTACGCCATTTCTCAATCTCTTTACCATGCCTTTCTTCCATAAGTTTATCATAACCTTCTGGCGTAGCCCATGATGCAGGGTTTCTGTTTGAATCAAACGCTGAAGGGTAGTACAAGTACCGCCCGATACCCCACAATACACCCGCTCGTTTGAGCGCATCACTGATACCGCCCTTGTCACCCTCGATATTAGTGTCACCTGCACCATCAGATTTAGTCACCCACTTGCCACCTATAAAGCAAGACAGTTTACAAATCATCCTGCCACCTATATGCTCGTAGTGCGCCTGCCACCCGCCAACATCAAAGACCTCATCAAGTCTGTTCATTACCTGACGCGCATCAATGTAGACTAACTCTTTACCGCCTGCACCTTTACGCCAATGATGACTTGCAAAAGGTTTCTTTAACTCTATCTGTATATGTTTCATTCTTTTTCCTTTACTGGTGTTTCGTGATATGAACCATCGTCACTATACCACCCATGATACGTTGTGTCAATTATTTTTCGCCTTGTAATTACAAAAGGATTATCTTCTGTTCCTTGACCCTCAACATTTCCGTAAGAATATTTTACTGGAGAAAAAAGTTCATCCATAAAAGTTCTAGGAGTCCAATTGCTATAACTTGTTTTCATTTTGTTTCCTTATAAAGTGTTTAGCATCTACGATTGCTAAAGGTTCCTGCCTGTTACGTTTAATGATAAGCAAGGGTTCGTAGCCCCCTGCATTTGATTGCGCCTGCTTCCAAGCGTCCCACAAATTAAGTCGCTCGACGTTTTTACATTC